GTTGGTATCTCTGCTGAAGGTGGTGAATTTATGGAGATCGTTAAGAAGATGGTTTTCCAAGGTAAGCCTTGGAACGATGATAATCGAGAGCATCTTATTATTGAGTTGGGTGACGTTCTCTGGTACGTGATGCAAGCGTGTAAAGCATTAGATGTTTCGATTGATGATGTAGTATCTGGTAATGTAGAAAAATTAAAGAAAAGATATCCTGGTGGAGACTTTGATGTATTTTATTCTGAAAATAGAAAGGCAGGTGACAGATGAAAGAAACTGAACCTAGGTTTACTGTTGATGGGAATGACTACAATCCTGATTTACATAAGAAACCTACAGAAAATTTAGAACAACTTATGAAAAGATTTACCAAGAGATTGAAACAGGTAAATCCAGAAGATAAGGAAAGAGTGTCTTACATTCAAGGTTGTATAGATGTTGTTGAATATTTGACAACAGGAAAACTACCCAATGATGGAAATCATAATGGTATGAAATCACACAAACCAAATAAATCATATTTAACATTTCAAGAAAAGGTAATTTTTACTCCAAGAGATGATAAACCAGTTGAAGGCCACTTTCGTAGAGACTTAGATGCACTTGACTAAATACTTGTACTTACTATCAGATCATGAGAGAGCAAATCATCAAAGCTTTAATCGCACACGCACAAGGTGATATTGAGAAGCATAAGGCAAATATAGAAGTTTATCTTACAAATCCTGCAGGTATCGGAGAACACTCTGATATATTAGAATCAATAGAGAAGGAGTTAGATATGATTGCAAAATACATGGATCAGATAGAGGTAATTCAGAAGTATATAAAAAAGAAAAATGACGAAACATGAGTCTGATAGACAGACCGCAAAAAAAATTATTAAAATATATAAAAAGAAACCTAATCTTTATAGTGAAGCAGATGTAGTCTATGCTAAAATGATTAGGAAGATTTATAAGAAAAAGAAAAAGTAATGGCTGACATTAAAACAGTTTTGACCGATTTATCTAAAGAGGTTGCAAAACTTGTTGATATTGCACAAGTAATTAATTCTAGCAATAGGGGTCTAGCACAAGAAGATCCAAGTTATGTTATTCCAATTGATAATGATTCTTCTTTTGGTAAATTGACTGATGTAACTACATCTAAAAAAGGAGGATACGGTTCTCAAATAGTGATTAATCAAAGTAATAAAAGAGACACCGTGATGGAAAAAATTTGGAAAAGTGTTGAGGAAAAAAAAGATAAGATAACTAAATTATATGAAGAAACTTTTGAAGAAAAAAATATAAAAGCAGATGTTGTTAGTTTTGAGTTTAGTAGATTTTCTACTTATTCATCTGGATCAAAATCCATATTGATGGAAATACAAGAATACAAACCTGATGATTCGCCAAAAGCAAATACTACAAATGCATTTGTTATTTTTGCAAAAGCATTAAGAACCATACAAGGAGATCCACACGAATTAATGTCAGGTGTCCTTATTGCTACTCAAAAAATATATGAACAGAATATTATTAATGGTTTGTCACTTGACAAAAGAAATAAAAAACTTGAAGAGATATGTAAGGAAATATTTAATAATCGTAAAAAGGTAGATGGTTATAAAGAAAAGGAAGCAAAACTGATAGAGGGTGATATTGTTAATCTTGCTAAAGCATTATCAATATCAAATTATGTCAATAAATTACTCATAAGGAATAGAGCCTCTGATGTTGAGGTTTATCAGACAGGTGCAAAATGGTCTAAAAATATTAAAAAATATAAAGGTAAAGATGCGTCAAGAGATACAATTATTAAATCATATAACTCATCAGATTTAATAATTAAATTTAATTTGGGTAAAGCAACTCATCATTGGGGATTATCTCTTAAGAAAAAAGGATTTAAAGTAAATGAAGCTGATCCTACATTACTTAATAAACCAATTGTTGGTGCTGCAGGTGGTAAGAAGACAGCTGGATTTCTTTTTTTAAAAGCAGATGTAACAGATCAAAAAAAATTAACTAATGCAGAAAATAATTTTTTTGCTGAAGTTTATCGAGTAAGATTTAATCAGGAACCAGATTTCAAAAAATCTTGGAAAAAAGAATTGAATAATGGTTTAGTTGGAAATGAAAAGAAAGCTGCTTTAACTGGAAAAGAATTTAGAGGTAAAAAATATCCGAAGAATACTTTTTTTGAAGAAATTGATAGAGTGTTTAGAAAAGTAATGAAGGATGATGATAATTTTAAAGAATTATTAGATTTAGTATTCAGACTTGATATAGATGAATATGTTAATCAGGAAAATTTTCATTTCAGTTTGATTACAGGTATTGGTGGATTGCAATCAGATGGAAAGATAAACATAAAAAATCCTGATGAAAAGAGTAGTGCCTTTTTAAAACAAGTTTTTACCGCTATGTTTCAAGGTAAGCAATTAAGTAACATCGCAAAATTTGATGGGAACTTTAAAATGCCAACTACAAAGGGAAAGTTTCAGGCCTTTGATGGTAGAGCGACAGCAGCTAAATTATTTTATACTATGTTTATAGATAGTTTACCAATAGTTGATCTTGAAGTAAGATACAAAGGTTCTATTACTGCAAAACCACAACTTCAAGTTTTTATTACAAGGAGATTTAATAACTTTTTAAAATCTGCTCAGAGAAAAATGAAAAATCTAGGAGTTCACGCTTACTTAAAATAAATTACGTAAAAGTATTTTGATAAATAAAAGAAAAAGTGTCTGGAAAAATGGATCTTAAATCATTTGCTGAAACATATTGGTCAATGCAAGAGGGTAAAGTCAATCCTGGTTTGCAAGCATACCTTGATAAGAAGAAAGGTAAAAAAGAAAATGGAGATGATGACGAAAAGGAAAATGGTAATGGTAAGGAGAATGGAAACGGTAAAGAATCCAAAGGATCAAAACCAGACTTTTTAGATCTTGATAAAGATGGCGATAAGAAAGAGCCTATGAAAAAGGCAGCAAAAGAGAAGAAAGAAGAAACAGAACATAATTATGTCAATACGTATCTTGATGAACTCAAGAAGACAACTATGGGTTCTTACATCAAGAAAGCAGCCAAAGATGTGGCAGATAGATCATTTGATCACGGGGAGAGTGAAAAACGTCAGTATGAACCAGACAAAGAAACAGATAAAGAAGAAAAGAAAATTGATAACCGTGTAAAAGGTATTCAAACTGCTGCTAAAAAAATGGCAAAAGAAGAGGCAGTAGCAGAACATCATCAGAAAGATGCTGATGGTAACACAATTCCTCACGAAGAAGAGGCTGCAGGCACACCTAGTTCTATAGAGGAAAGAACAGTTCTTGAGCAGTTAAGTGAAAATGGTAGAGAGATTGATGCATTTGAAGCAGTGATTTCATATCTTATTGATGAAGGACTTGCTGAGTCTTGGGAAGAGGCAGAAAAAATTATGACTACTTTGAAAGGAGAATTAGTCGAAGAGGTTTATAGAAATCAACTTTGGACTCTATTTGATGAGTCTATTGAAGAAAACAGACAAGTCGCTATGAACCCTGAGAAGTATAAAGATCCAGATGAATCTGATAAACCATACCGTAAGAGATCTAAAGAAGCAAGAATGAGAGATCCAGAAAGAGGTATCAATTCTCCTGCATTTAAAAAGTTTATGGCAGACAGAGGAATGTAATGAGTCAAGAAACTTTACTATATGACGTAGTTCACGATTACATCATTTCTGAAAACTTTGCTTCCGATACTGAAGGGGCAAATAAGGTGATGCTAAAACTCAGTGATGAGTTGATGCAAGAGATATATGAAAGAACAATGACAGCATCGGAGAAAAGAAAAGATACGATGTTGAAAAAGAAATATGATGATTCTGATATGAAAAAGAATATGCAAGATCAGTATGGTAAAGAAGAAGGAAAGAAAGTTTATTTTGCTACGATTCGTAAGCAAGCAATGAAGAAAGAAGAGGTAGAACAAGAAGATCCATCTGTAAAAGCAAAAATGAAAAGACAAGCAATGATTAAAAAGCAAGTCTTAATGAAAAAATTACAAGCAGTTAGAGCAGGTGCAGGTGCTGATATTACATCTTCTTATGATCCACAGGGTGAAGAAGTAAGTGAAGTAGTTTCCCAATATATGAAACCATCTAATATTAAAAAGAAGGCAAAGTTAAGTGCTGCCCTTAAAAGATTAGAGGATTTGAAAGTTGCAGCAAAGATGAGAAAGGAAGAAGTTAGTGGTGAAAAAGTTGTTAAGATGGTAAAGGCAGTCACAGATGAAAAGAAAAGAAAGAATGCACTTCAGATCCAAAAGTATATTGGTGAAGAGGAACAACTAGAAGGGTATGGTAGTGACAGAGTTGGGCCAGCATTGAAGGTTGCTCGTGTAATCGATAGAGTTAATCCTAGACCAACACCTAACAGCAAACGCACCAGAGCATCAAGAGCACTTAAAATGGCATCTATCAAAAAAGATGAGAAGATTAGAAAGAGAAAAGAGAATCCATATTCAGCAGATAAGAGGTTGAAAATGGTTGCTACATCAATTCGTGATAGGGTAAAGCAAAAAGCAAAAGCACTAACAAGAAGTGAAGAGGTAGTGACTGAATTAAATCGTTATGAAAAGGAAAAAGGAATTGATACTAAAACTAAAAAACCAGTAACTAAGGGTGGAACTGCCAAAAAAGATCTAGCATTTCAGGCAGTGATGAAGAAGTATGGTAGTCAGAGAATGGGTGCAAATGAACCAAAGAAAGTGAAGGGTGCTAAGTCTGATGAAGGCACTGGTAGAATCACTAAGATGTTGGCAAAGAAAAAGGAACAACAAGCAAAGAATAAAGCATTAGATGCGAAAGCAAAGAAGGCAGGATATAAGAGCACACAAGATTACGTAAATGTTCAAGCTGTCCGTAAAGGTGGGTTAGGAACCTAATGAAACTTGAAGAGGGATGTCACTCTCTTAAATTAGAATGTGCATTGCGAGATCTTGGATTCGTAGATATTGGGTGGAAATGTATCGCACACGCAGGCATATTTTTTGTGCAACCAGTTGGAATTCCTGATGATCCAGAGGGAGAACTCTTGGGGTTTCATATCACAGTTCCATACGCAAAGGATTATAAGAAAATCAAGATGCTTTCCACTGCAAAAAGAGCACTTGATTGGGCACTAGACAGTTAGCAAACTGTCCACTACCACTAGACTTATACCCATAATTGAACTATAATATGGGTATGAAGAACAAACATCTTGAACATCCAGAAGATTCTATTTTCACACAAGGTCGTGAAGGTCTTTACAATATTCTCAACTTCCTAAGTGAGAAAAAAAGCAGAGTATCTGTCAAGTATGATGGTTGTCCTGCAATAGTATGGGGTATCAATCCAGATAACAATCGTTTCTTTGTAGGAACTAAGAGTGTATTTAATAAAGTCAAGGTCAAGATCAACTATAACCATAATGATATTGAAGTAAATCACGGTCACGTACCAGCAGTTGCATCAATACTTCATATGTGTCTTGATAACCTACCAAGAATCAGAGGTGTATATCAGTGTGACTTCATTGGATATGGTGGTGCAAAAGAATATAATCCAAATACAATTACATACAGATTCAATCCACCAATCAGTGATCGTCATAATATTGTTGTTGCTGCACATACTCATTACATAGGACATACTCTTAAAGATATGGAAGCAGTCTTTGAGTTTCCTTTTTCTGTTAACACAGATGAGTGTGATCAAAATCGTGCAAAGACAGATCCTTTCTCTCAGGAGAAAACTAAGTTCTTGAATACTAGTGCTGATTTGAATACACCTAGTTCTTTGTTAGGTTTATACATCACAGCTGCTCGTATTGCTGCAAGATTCATCAAGTTTCCAAATGAAAATCAAGGTAAGAAGTTAAAGATTGCTGTGAACAAATATATTCGTGAAGGTAGAAAGTTAGATGCGTCTCTTCTTTCTAAAGAGACAGGATTTAACAAAAACATTTTTCAACTTTATAATCTTCTAATTGAAATCAAAGAGATGTTGATGGAAACAATTGAGTCTTATGAGTATGTTGATTGTTTCATTCAAGGTGAGGAATGTGGTCACGAAGGATATGTAATGACTAATGAGTATGGCACATTCAAATTAGTTGATCGTGAGCAGTTTTCATATGCCAATTTTAACCTAAACAAAAAGTGGAATAAATAAGTGTATAACATTGTGGGTAATTACTCTTCTAATCACAAATTATGAGAAGTTTTAATAATTTTTTGAAAGAAGCAACAGAGACTTCCGCATCAAGACAGGCAAAATTGTTAGGTCTTGTTGGGGATGGTCATGGAGGTTGGTACGATGCAAAGGGTAAGTTTGTTGCAAAAACTGAAAAGGGTAAATTAAAATTCTATGGTCAGGGTGGAGCAAAACCAGATGATGATAAGTCTGCTCAGAAGAAACCTGCCGAAGCACCTGCACCAACCAAAAAAGTAAAATCAGTACAACAGCAACAAGAGAAACCAAAAGAGACTGAAGGTAGTCAAGGTATTGTTCTTGTATTTGGTAGATTCAATCCTCCTACAGTTGGACATCAAAAACTTTTACAAGCAGCTCAAAGAGAAGCAAAAAGAAGTAATAGTGATTTAAAAATATATCCAAGTCGTACTCAAGATCCAAAGAAAAATCCACTTGATCCTGGTATGAAAATTAATTTTATGAAACAAATGTTTCCTGACTATGAGGAAAATATTATTGATGATGCAGGAACTAAAACAATATTTGATGCATTAGTATCTGCATATAATGAGAAGTATAAGAACGCAACTATTGTGGTTGGACAAGATCGTCTAGCAGAGTTTCAAGGATTAGCACAAAAATATAATGGATCTGATCTTTATAACTTTGAAAACATAGTTGTTGTATCTGGTGGGGCAAGAGATCCTGACGCAGATGATGTAACAGGTATGTCAGCCTCGAAGATGAGAGCATTTGCAACTGATGGTGATTTTCAATCATTCGTAAAAGGTCTTCCACCTGCATTGAAGGCAATGCAGAAACGTGAATTGTTTAATAACGTTCGTAAGTCAATGAATGTCAAAGAGTCATATCTTTGGGAGATTGCACCAAAACTTGATCCTGATACACTCCGTGAGGAATATCGTAATGGTAATATCTTAAATCTTGGTGATATGGTAGAGAATATTAACACTGGATTGCACGGTGAGGTCATTCGTAGAGGAACTAATTATGTAATCTGTGTATGTGAGAACGGTATTATGTTCAAATCTTGGTTGAAAGATTTACAAGAATACACTGAAGTTAAGATGGATAATATGATGAGAGATAAAATTCACCCGAACACTCTTGTCGGAACAAAAGGATTCTTAAAATATCTAAAAACAATGGTGCCTGGTCACGATAAAGGTATTAAAATTAAGAATCAATATAAATAATTTCTGTAGCAACGAGAACTATGTTAATAAAAGAACAAATAAAAATTGCAAGATCAATCGCATCAGGTACTCCGAGGGAAGTTGCTATCACAGAAGTTCGTGTTATCGATAAAAAATCCATTGTTAAATCAGGCCCTACAATAGATGTGAAAGCAACAGATATGGGATCTGAAATGACTGCACAAGACAAAGCAAAAGAAAGATTGGCAAAAGTAAGACAAGCAGCACAAAAAACAAGACAAAAAGGTGGTAAAATTGTAAAATCTGTTGCTGGAAAAATGACTAAAGTTAGTGATAAGTTAAAGGCAAAGTCATCTGCAGATGTAAACAAACCAAAACCAGAAGAAAAACCAACAACAAATGTTAATGTGGTATTACCAAAAGAGAAGGGAAACGTTGGATTGGAAAAGATTGATAGTGGAGAAGCTGGTGCAACTGCAACTCAAAAAGCAGCAGGAAATGTTGCCAAACTTGGATTTAAAGGAATTAAAAAACTCGCAGGTATGCGATTAAAAAAAGAAGAATTTATACAAGAAGTTGAAGATAAGAAAGATTCTAAAGCTAAAAAGGTTATAGATATTATGAGGGGTAAAAACTCCATAAAGGTAAATCCTGATATGAAAGAAGACACCGTTGTCGTTCAGGACGCATCTGGAAAAGATTTTGTAGAAGTAGTAGATATAGTTTCACCATCAAAAGTAAGATCAGATTGGAGAAAAGAAATCAATGTCACAGAAGCATCAGCAGCATGGACAAGAAAGGCAGGAAAGAACAAGTCGGGAGGACTTAATGAGAAAGGCAGAAAAAGTTACGAACGGGAAAATCCTGGATCTGACCTTAAAGCACCTAGCAAGAAGGTTGGAAACCCCCGTAGGAAATCATTCTGTGCTCGAATGAAAGGGATGAAGAAGAAGTTAACAAGTAAAAAAACTGCAAGAGATCCTAACTCAAGAATTAATAAGTCATTAAGAGCTTGGAATTGTTGACTATATAATATAGTTTACATTTTAAGATTATGTTATCATTTTTACTACCACTCGCATCTAAAATTATTGCTGATGCTGTAGATAAGATTCCTGATGATGCGGAATTAGGAGAAAAGTTAATCGATATTTGTTTAAAAATTATAGGTAAGGCAGTGAAACTTACGAAGACTGATGCTGATGATAAATTGTTTGAACAGGTATCAAAAGCAATCAAGACTCGTTGATTGTTCTTTTTATAAATATCTCTAGACAAGAAAATTATTAGGGTAAAAACAAATGACTCTTTGGGGTAATAAAGATTTAGTTTACAACACAGGTAATGTCAATCTTGATGTTTCTACTGGAGTAGTCACTAAACAAAGTGGATCTATTGCTTGGACAGCAGGTAATGGGATAAAAGTTGGTCAGGTAGTTACTGTGGATGGAACTGCTGAAGGTGTTATTCAGAGTATCGATAGTGCGACACAACTTACAATTACAAAGGAACATCTACCTGCTAGTGACCTTAGTAATAAAACTTATGTGATCAGTGAGAAACCCAAATCAACTTTATTTGATACTAAATATTCTGCTGGAGATATTTTTGGTGTAGATGAAACTGAGGTTGGAGTTGCAAGAACAACTGCATACTCAGTCACACACGGTGGTTGGGTAGGTATTACAAGTTATACTGACCAACACGGTAACTTGAGAGTAAAAACAGAAACTCTAGTTGCTATGAGTTCAATTTCTGGAGACGCTGCAGACGACGCTAAGTTTGCTGAATAATAAACCTTTATAATCATAGATTATGAGATTTGATGAATTAAACGAATCAAACTATATAATGTTTGCAATCAAAAATTATGAAAATCCTCAAGCAGTCACGCAAGAGGATTTTTATGAAGATATGAAGAGATTCAAATGGGTAAAGAGACTTCTGAATAAGTATAAAAACACAGGAGATCTAAATGTGCATCTGGTTATGAATCATTTCATTATACTTTATAATGTTTTTGGTGAGGCAACAACTCCTTTGTTGTTTTATAAACTTGATAA